TGTGGGTTCGATAACATAAGGAGAAACTATGGGTCTGCTTGACCGTATCGCTGCGCGAGTAGCGGCAGAGATTACTAAAGCCCCAACACTCCCAACTGGTTCAGTTGCGATGACAGAAACACAGATGCGTAACCAAGCTATTAACCAAAACTCAGGTTATGGCACACAGGTTCCACTTCCACGCGATTCTAATATCGCCAATGTGCCGTTCTCTCCTGGCGTTCCTTTAGTACCAGGTGCGATTAACCCTCTTGGTGAAAGAGGCCGCCCTGACCCACGCCGTTATGAATTTCTTGTTGCTCAGAACATCAACATCACCGAAACACGCCTTGTACCTTTCAAGACACTTCGCGCTGCTGCTGATCAAATTGACATTATTCGCCGTTGCGTAGAAGTCCTCAAGGCTAAGGTTTCTGCCCTTAATTGGGATATTGTTATTTCAGATTCAGCAAGCGAAAAGATCATTGCAGATGCAGGTGGCAATCACCTACAGGCTATGGATGCTGCCCGCGAGAAGTTAGCTCCTGAAATTGATCGCCTTACAGACTTTTGGAAGATGCCTGATGTTCAAGAAGGCTTGACATTTGCCGATTGGATTAAACTCTGCTTAGAGGAAATCCTTGTTCTTGATGCGTGGGCGCTATGGCCTCAAAAGACCGTTGGTGGAGATTTACTAGGCTTTAAGGTGCTAGATGGTTCAACTATCAAGCCACTTATTAACGACCTAGGATTCCGCCCAACACCCGAAGAAGGCCCTGCTTACCAACAGATTCTTTACGGCTTCCCTCGTACAGAATTTGGCATTACAGATGATTCACCTGAAGCAGATGGTGAGTTCACATCCGACCAACTTGTTTACAACATTATGAACCGCCGTACTTGGACTGTGTACGGATACTCACCTGTTGAGCGTTGCCTTATGGTGGCAGATATTTACTTGCGCCGTCAGCAATGGATTCGCGCTGAATACACCGATGGTGTTGTCCCTGAAATGATCTTTGAAACAGATGCAACCTTTGGTAATAACCCTGAGTTGCTTCGCGCATACGAGAACATCCTTAACGATGACCTTGCCGGACAAACAGAACAACGCAAGCGCGCTCGCATTATGCCAGCAGGACTCAAGGCAGTTCAGCTCACAGGCTATGGCGAGAAGTTCAGCGATGTCTTTGATCATTACCTAGTCACCTCTATTTGCGGTCATTTTGGCGTATTGCCAACAGAGATTGGATTTAGTCAAAAGGGTGGACTTGGCTCAAGCGGTCATCAGCAAGGTGAAGCAGAGGCAGGTCAGCAACTAGGACTAGAGCCGTTACAACAATGGCTTGCCAAGATTATTACAAATCTTTCTTACTCATATCTTGCCATGCCTCGTGAGCTTGAATTTAAGTTTATGCCAGCAACTCGTAATGATACAGAACAACAGGCAAAGCGTGACGATGTAGAGGTTCGCAATGGCGGCATGACTCTCAACGAGCATCGCGCTGAAAACGGACAACCTCTTATTGACTCACCTGAAGCAGATATGCCAATGCTTGTTGCCGGACAATCTGTGTATCTCTTTACTCCTGAAGGAGTAGTTGCTGCGGGTACTTCACTAGATGCTAGTGGTATTCAAGATAACGAGCCATCAGCTACCGAAGCGCCAAAGCCTGAAGTTCCTGATACTCCTGAGCGAACAGAAGTCAAAAAGTTTATGCGTTTTGTTAGTCATGGAACGCCTTTGCGCCCATTTATCTTTGAACATCTTGACCATGCCTACGCTGAGGTTCTCAATAAGTTTATTGAGGAAAAAGACCTTGACGGAGCGCGTTGGTACGCTGAACGCTATTTAGGATTGTAATGCTATGGCAAGCGAGCGGGGCGAAAGTTCGCATAGCCGCTAAACACGCAGACAAGATTCGTAAAGGCTTTCAGAAGGCATTTAACGCAGATGACATCGTTGAGAAATGGTTTCACTCTCATATCGGAGCTTCATCAACGACAACACAGCAAGCCCGCGATTGGGCTTTAGCAAGTATTACGCCTAACAAAAAGTACCTCTTAGATGCCCTCAAGCCTCTATATGCTGACGGTTGGGTATTAGGCACAGTAGCCGCTCAAGAAGCTCTTAAAAAGCTAGAGAAGGCTCCTAAAGTGGGCGTTGTTGATTGGAATACTTGGAAGCCAGGTAACCAAGCAGCAGCAGAGCTAATTAAGCCATCAGGCGGGTTACAAACTTTGCTAGACCGCAGAGGGATAGTCATTGATGGCATTTCTAACACCAAGTTAGACCGTATCGGTACTGTTCTTGGCAACGCTCTTGCCCAGGGTATAACGCCAAGGCAAGTATCTATCATGGTTGATCAAGTAATTAACGACCCTCAACAAGCTTTGGTGATTGCTCAAACAGAAATGAGCAGCGCAGTATCAGTTGCCGCCCGTGAAAGTTATTTAGATTCAGGGGTAGAACAAGTTGAATGGCTTGTGGCAGTTGGTTGTGAAGATTGCCAAGAAAACGCCGATGCCTCACCGCTAGGCATAGATGAGGTATTTCCATCAGGAGATACAGAGCCTCCCGCTCACCCAAATTGTATGTGCGATCTTGCACCTTATGTAGTAGATACATCAAACCAATAGGAGAAATACATGGCAACACCATTTCAACACGGCACAATCACAGTAGGCACAACCGCGCAGACCTTGTTTGTCGTGCCATCTGGCGTTCGCCGCGCACTTATCAATGTACGCAACAATGATGCCTCTAAGGTAATTTATATCGGAGATGGCACAGTCACATCAAGCGGAGCAACACAGGGATTGCCTATTGCTGCTGGTACAACACAAGCTCTCGAATTTACTGCTGGCACAACAATTTCAGTAATTGCCTCAGCAGCATCAACATCCGTTTCTTATTTATGGACAGCCGCTAACTAATGGCTGACGGTTTTGTTCCTCCCGCAGAAGTTCGCGCAAATGCAAAACGCGGATTAGAACTTCGTGAAAAGCATGGTCGCGGTGGAACAGAGGTGGGCGTTGCTCGCGCAAGAGATTTATCTAACGGAGCATCTTTATCGCTAGATACCATCAATCGAATGGTGAGTTACTTTGCCCGACATGAAGTAGATAAAAAAGGCGAAGGTTGGGGCAAAGATTCTGCTGGTTACATTGCTTGGCTCTTATGGGGTGGCGATGCTGGTAGAAGTTGGGCAAACAGAATTTCCAAGGAAAACGACAAAAAGGACAAAGCAACTATGAATGATTTTACAACCTCATACGCCGCCATCATCAAGGCAGATAAGCAAGAAGATGGCTCACTTATGGTGTATGGCAAAGCAACAGATGACAGTATTGATATGGACAATCAAATTTGCGATGCAACTTGGTTGGATTCAGCAATGCCACAATGGTTTAAGACCGGTGGCAATATCCGTGAACAACATTCAAACATAGCGGCAGGAGTGGCTAAAGAATATGAAGCGAAAACTGATGGTCATTATATTACTGCTCATGTTGTTGACCCCGTTTCTGTTAAAAAGGTGGAAGCAGGAGTTCTTAAAGGCTTCTCAATAGGAATTAAAGCCCCTCGCGTAGTACGCGACACTAAGGCAGCTAATGGTCGTATTGTTGACGGTCAAATCATTGAAGTCAGCCTGGTGGACAGACCCGCTAACCCAAATGCAAAGCTCATCATGGCTAAGAGCGTTGAGGGCGAGTCATCACTTGTTCAAGTTGAAGAATTACATGAATACTCAGCACCGCTTCCAAGTGAGATTGCTAAGCGCGAAGTTTCTGCCGAAGAGCGCCAACGCCTTGCAAATCGTGGAGCAGCAATGCCTGACGGCTCATATCCAATCGCTAATGTTGCCGACCTAAAGAACGCTATTCAGGCATTTGGTCGCGCAAAGAATCCAACAGCAGTCAAGAAGCACATCATCCGCCGCGCTCGCGCATTAAACGCACTTGATGTTCTACCTGATGATTGGAATGTAGGAAAAGCATTAAAGGCTCTTCAGCCTGACAATGTGAAGTTTGACCAAGATGCCTTTGAAAAAGCTCGTAGAGCCGTTGCTCAACTTATTCAAGTTGAAGCCGGTGAAATGGGCGATGGCGCAGACGAAACATATTCCCTCGGACAACTCGTAGAGGTGGCAAATCACCTAATGGCTTGGTACGCAGGGGAACAACAAGAGGGAGAAACAATGCCAGAATCAATCGAGTTGTCAGTCGAGGCTGACACAGTTAAAGAGCCTGACACAACCGCAGGGTGCGATTGTGCTGGCTGTAAGTCATGCAAAGAATCAGGCGGATGCGATTCTAAAATGTGTTCTGCACATAAAGATTCACACATGGCTGCCGAAAAGTCTGAAACAGTTGACAAGTGCCTAGATTGTGGTTGCCACAAGCCATCAGAAACACATGGTCGCACCGATGTATCAACTGCTCAAATCGTTACACCTGAACAGGGTGCTGGCTCAGAGAAGTCTGCTGATGCCGATGCAACTGTTGAAGAGGTTGTAGCTGAGGAAAAGACAGAAGAAGTTGTTGTTGAAGCAACTGAAGAAGTTTCTGCTGATGATTCAGCAGAGAAAACCCTGCTTAGTGATGACACAGTAAATGCCATCATTGAAAAGGCCGTGTCAATGGTTACGGAATCTGTGAAAGCAGAAGT